GAACGCTCAGCTTGAGGGCGTCGAGCTGCGGCTTCATCGACCGCAGGGCGAGCACGAACGCCCTCGCCTGCGGTGCCAACCCCTTGAGGGCCTTGTCGAGGGCGCCCGCCTTGGCCGCGGGGTCGAACGCCGCCTTAACTGCGTCGCCGACACCAGACATGCCGATCTTGAGGGCGGCCGACGCCGAGACTGCCATCAGGATTCCGGTCGCCGCGAGGCCCGCGGCCGGAAGGATGGACTGCACCGACGCCGCCACACCGGCCGCTACGGGGATCGCAGCGCCCAGCAGGGCGGGCAGCTTCGCGGCCTTCGCCGACAGGGACAGCAGGCCCTTGGCGCCACCCGAGGCAGAGCCCAACCGGGTCAGCAGGCCCGACAGCGAGCCCAACCGGAGACCGGCGCGGCGGGAGTTGCCGCCGACACCGTGCTGCCCGTCACCGAGTGCGTGCTCGGCTGTCGCACCGAGCCGGGCGAACCGCCCATCCATGGTCCGCAGGCGCCCCTCGGCGTCCCGCTGGAATCCGCGCATGGCCAGCTCGCTGGCCGTGAGCGAGCGGACGAGACCCGACTCGTCGCCGTTGATGTTGGCCTGCAACGTGCCGACTTGCAGCGACATGGCGCGCCCCCTGTCAGACGGATCGGAGGGCGGCCCGAGTCAGCTCCGGGTCGTCGATGATGGACAGCTCGTCACCCGCGGCGAGCCGGAACACCGACTCGGGGCTGAGCCCTTGTACGAGCACGTAGAAACGGCGCGTGCTCAGCCGCGCGATGTCTTGCGGGCCGAGCCGGTACTCGCGCTGGAAGTCGGCCTCGACCGCCCACCAGTGCTCGCGGATCGCGGTTTCGAGGCGGCTCGGCGGGCCGCCCGGTTCGGCGCTTTTCCCTCGTCACCAGACAGGGCGATCTCGCGCGCCTCGGCGAACGTGACCTCGCGGCCACCGGCGTGGCACATGCCCCACGTCAGGACCGTAAGAAGCTCCTGCACGCCCATGCCCGCGGTCACCCACTGCTGATAGACGCCCGCGCCGAACAGGCCGTCGATCAGCTCGTCCATCACGTCGGCGGTGTCGGCGTCGTGCAGCTCGGCGAGGCGCGCCTCGTACCCGAGCGGCATATCGGTGGGCACCGGCACAGTCACGCCGCGAATGACCTCGGTGGGGCCGTCGGACTGCTGCTCGGCCCAGAAGTCGTCCCACGACTGCGTAGCCGAGGGCTTGCGGGCCGCCATCAGGGCTTCGCCGCGGTCGTCGCCGGGCCGGTCCGAGTGAACGTGACGGCCCAACTCGTCTTGTCGTTGTTGCCGCCGCCCTCGTCACCGAGTTCGGCGGTCGCCGACCAGACCTCCCACGTGGTGTCACCCGGGGCGGCGAAGCGGATCGTTCCGACCGAGGCGTCACTGACCTGATCGGCCAGAGCCTCGACGAGCGCCTGCCCGGCGTCCAGGGCACCAGTGTCCGGGTCCTTGAGGCGGAAGCCCTGCAAGCCGAGGGTCTTCCCGCGCCCCATCACCTGCGACTCGTCGTTGCCCTCGGAGCCGAACGTGGTCAGGTCCGAAGTGCTGGAGCTGTGCGACTTGGTGAAGGTGTTGATGCCGCCGCCGGTGCCACCCGCGCCGGGCGCGATGGCCACCCACGTACCCGGCGCGCCGGGGTCCTCGATCTGAAACTCGCAGTCGCGGGCGGAGTACTTCTTCGCCGTCATGGTGGGCCCTCCTCGGGCATGCAGAAGCGGCCCGACGGCGGTCGCCGCGGGCTGATGGTGATGGGGGTCAGGCGGGGCGGTGAGCGGTCGGGTTGTGCCGCTCCAACGCGTAGTTCGTGACGTGCTCGTGGCGGCCCAGCTCGTCACGGCCCATGTAGGTCGGCGTCTGGGAGGCGATGCACGACAACAGATAGGTGCCGTCGGCGAGAGTGACGGGGCCGAGGCCGTGCAGCTCGTCGTAGATAGCGTTCGCGAGCCTGCGCGACACCCGCGGGTCCGCGCCCCCGCGCGTGCGTACCTGCAACGACGGCTCGTCGTACGGCAGCCGGGAGTCCGGAGTGGGCCCGCCGTACAGCGCCAGCGCCGCAGCCACTTCCGGCTGATCCGGCAGCGTCTCGACGAACAGGTCACCGCCGGTGCCGTCCGGCACGTACGTGACGATGCCGCGGTCAGCAAGGTGCTGCGCGAGACCGTCGAGGAGGTCAACCACGGAACCACCTCCGCAGCGGTACCGCCATCAGTTCGAGCATGACGTCACGCTCGGTGTTCATGGGCTGTTCCAGGTACTTGGCCTGCCTGCCGGGCAGGTGGCGCCACGTCAGTTCTTCGTGCTGGCGGATGGCGTACGGGGTGTCGTAGAAGATCCGGCCCTGCAAGCCGATCACGTTCACTTTGCCGGACCGTTCGAGAGTGCCCTCGTCCAGCGGCACCAGGCTGTTGGCCACACCCAACGTGTGCTCCAACGCCCGCTGTAGACCCTCGGACGCCAGCGCCCTACCGCGCTCGGTCCACAGCCGGTTGCCCTGCCACGACATCGACACGCGCATCACCATCGCGGGCCCCCTACGTGAGCTGGATCTCCAGGTGATCAGGGACCGGCAGGCCCCCGCCGTCACGCCGCAGCGCAGCGATAACGGTCGTCTGGCGGCCGTCCGGCAGGGTCACCCGCGACAGGTTCGGGGCGACCGTGTCGAGCGCCGCATACGCCGTCGAGGACGACATCACCCGCGTGCCGTCCGGCCCCCGCACAGCGCGCGTCGCCTCGTCGAGGAAGCACGCCACACCGGTGACCGGGTCGCCGTACAGCGGCCCGTATGCGGAGTCGCCGAGGTACGGCTCGATGGTGATCGTGTGACCGAACAGACCCTCGATGACGCCGATCATGTGACCACCAGCAGGACAAACTCATTCGGGGTGAGGTCCGGGCCGGTCAGCACGTCCCACACCTGCGGGGCGATCTGCCGGGCCGGGGAGTCCTCGCCCGCCGTCGCAGTCACGGACCGGCTCATCAGCACAGAGCCGATGCGGACCTGCCCCCAACCGGCGATCTTCGCGCCGATGCTGTCGCCGAGCGTGCTCCACCACTGCACCTGTGCGCAGACGGCGTCTCGGAACGCGGCGATCACGGGGGCGCTGGTCGGCATGCCGTCGGTGTCGACGGCGTACCAGGCCAGCCGGAAGATGTGCGCTTCGAGCATCTGCGTAGCCTGCGCGAGGAGCTGCGCAGCATCTTCCGGCGCTGGCTTACCGGTGTAGTCGGCGAGGTCGGTGGGGGTGGCGTACACGCGAGGCATGGCCACCCCCTCTCAGGCGCTCGCGCCGATGATGACGATGTCGTAGGTGACCGAGGTACCGGAGCCACCGTTGGCCACCAGGAGGATGTCTCCGGTGCCTGCGGTGACCGGGTAGCCGGTCGCACCCGGGGCGACGATCGCCCACGTGCCACCAGACTTGACCTTGATCTTGTCGGTGGCGTCCGCGAACGGACCGACAAAGCCGTTCGAGGCGGCGCCGCCGAACACCACATCGTTGACGTTGCCGTCGGCGGCGTGCACGTAGATCGCCTTGACGCGGGCGAAAGTGAGCGTGCTGCCGAGGGCATCGACCAGGCTGCCCGCGAGGTCGAGATTTTCCGTCGCCGACGCGGCCAGGGTGCGGGTGTCGGACCAGATCAGGTCCGCTTGGTTCGCGCCGGTGCCGTCGCCCAGCGAGGTGATGTCGTCCTCGGAGAACACGGCCTGAGCCGTGGTGAGGTCCTTCACGGACGACTGCACCGCGGCCACAGCGATACGCACTGAGGTTCGTGACAGCGTCATCAGGCATCACCCTCTCGGCCGTACTTGTCGATGAGGTCGCCCTTGGTCATCGCCTCGGCGTCGTCGGGCAGCGCGCCGCACGTGACGGCCCACCCCACCCACAGCTCCTTAGCGGCGGACTGAGGCGGGCGCTCCGACGGCGGGGCCGCCACGGTGCCGTCGGCGGGCTCCGTGTAGGGCGTGCCGTCCTCGTTCACGCGGCGGATCTGACCGCGTGTGAGGCGCTGCTCGATGTGGCCGGGGAGAGGCAGGTCCATGGCGATGACCATGCCTCCCTCGCCCCGGACGTGAATCGTGTCGGCCATGGTCAGTGCCTCGGAACTCGGAACGCGGTGATCGTCCCGGCGACGAAACCGGTCGCGATGTCGACGAGGATCGAGCCGTCCGACTGCTGGAACCGGCCGGACTCGAACGGGCCGATCCACTGCGTTCCGGAGTTGGCGACGGCGACGACGAGGTCACCCTGACCGGCCGCGAGCGCGGGCGGGTTGGTGCCCGCCTTCACGGTCACGTTGCCGCCGGTGGCACCAGCCACGACGCGGAGAACGGTCAACTCCGGGTCGGCGTTGGCGCCCGGCTGTGTGGCCGGGATGACGTGCCCGTTTCCGGTGCCCGCGTTGGTCGCGGTACCGGCCGGGTCGGCGAGATTGCTGTTCAGGACGAGGTTGCTGTACGGAACGGCTGTGCGTGCCATGGTGGCGGTCTCCTATCAGGCCGGGTTGATGTACGCGGCGGCGAGGAAGTCGGGGCGGATGAGCTTGCCGCCGTAGAGCATCAGGCCCTTGACGGCGTCGCTGAACCCCTTCTCGGGGCGGTACGCCTCGGTCTGGTTGATCTGCTCCGCAAAGCTGATCGCAGCGCCGACGCCCGCGGTGATGACCTGCGTGTCACCGGACGGGTTGGGGGTGTTGTTGGACTCGACGATGTCGAATCCGGCGGCGCGGCCGACCGCGCCATTGCGCAGGCCGTCGGTGGTGCCCGACTCGTTCACCTTGATGAACCGCGGGTCGAGCAGGAGCGACGCGTGGAACTCGGGGGACACGACGACGAACCGGCCCTCGTTGGGCACGTTGGCCTTGGTGAGCTTGGTGCGCAGCGGCACCAAGACCTTGTCGTAGGCGTCCGTCGGGGTGGTGAACGTGTCGATGGGGGCGCCGGTGGAGCCCAGGACGTTCGCGGCCTGGATGCCGGTGTAGAAGCCCGCGACGAACTGATCGACGGTGTCGGCCAGCTTGTACGCGGCCCGGTTCATCGCCTCGGGCATGACGTTGCCCGCGGCCTGCCGGGCGTCGACGTCATCGACCTTGAAAGCGAAGTACTTCGCCTGGTCCACGACGAGGGTCCGCTGAGCGTCGGTCAGCTCCTCGGGGTCCACGCTGGTCACGTTCGGGACGTAGTCGCCGATCGTGGGGTCGGAGATCGAGGTGATCCGCACGGTGTCACCGGACTGGCGGATCTCCCCCTCGTAGTCCCGGTTCAGCATGCCGGGACCGGCGTAGACGAGCGCCTTGCGGGTGGCGACCAGGAGCATGGCGCTCCAGATCTCGGGACGGAACCGGGTGATGGCCACGGCGGGCCCTCCATTCGGGGTTGGTTACCCGCCGAGCAGGTTCTTCAACAGGCCGTCCTTGTGGGCCTGGTCGATCTGCTCGGGGGTCATGTTGGCGAGGTCCGCCTCGGTCATCTGCCGGGGCGCACCGGGGTTGCCGCCGGTCAGGTCGGCGCCGCCCGCGGGCGGTCCGGCCGGTGCCGCGGGTGTGGCGGCGAGGGCGGGATTGGCGGTCACCGCGGCCTTAGCGGCGGCGACGAGAGCGGCGGTGTCCGTGGGGTCGATGGCCTTCACGGACTCCAGGAACGCGACGGAGTCGCGCAGCGCGGCGGGGTTGGCGCCGTGGTCGGCGGCGGTCTCGTACAGGGCGGCACGGACCGCGTTCTGCCGGGCGGTCTCCTGCGCGGCGGACAAGCTCGCTTGGAGCTGCGCCGGATCGGGGGCGCCCTGCGGGGTGAGGCCGAGCGCCGCGGCGATGCCCGAGAGGGTCGCCTGCGACTGCTGCTCAGCGGCCGTGGCTCGGGTGCGGTACCCGGCGGCCTCGCTGCGGGCGTCGGTGATGACCTTCTGTGCCCACGGGGGCAGGCCAGCGACGTCCTGCGGTTCGCCCGCCGGGGGCGTGGGTGCAGGCGCCGGGGGCGCGGCCGGTGCGGGCGGTGCGGGGTTCGGCGCGGGTGCAGGCGGCGCGGGCGGCGCGGCCGGAGCGGGCGGAACCGGGGGTGTGGGAGTGGACATGACGGGGCCCTCCAGGAGCCTTGTCGGGGCCGTCTGCGCCTGGCAGACGGCATGCAAAAGGCCCCCGCATCAGCGGGGGCCTCGGGTGGTGCTGTCAGTGGGGTGTGCTAGGGCGTCGTGCCCTGCGCGGGTGTGACCGGGCGGGCGCGCGCGTAGCCCTTGACCCATGCGGCGCGCAGCAGCGAGCCGCGCGGGTGCGGGCATGTGGTCACGTGCGCACCGGCCAGCCCGGCGGCGTTGCCGTCGGCGATGGCCTGCGTCATGGTGGCGCGCTCGGCCACGGTCTCACCTCTTGTTCTGCTGGTTGGTCTCGGCGGCGCGGGCGGTCCGGGCTGCCGGGGAGTCTACGCCGGTGGCGTTGGCGATGAACTCGGCCTGCGTCATGCGGCCGTGAGCCGCCCACCACTCTTTCAGTTCGTCGCTGGCGTACGCGTACGCGACGTGCGCGGGCCCGCTGAACAACTGCTGCGGGTCGATCTGGCGGGCCGCGCCGCGCCGGTTGAGGAGCACGCCGCGGGTGTCGTCCTCGGCGTCGAGGTACTGCCGGTACACGTACTCGGAGTACAGGGCGATTGCCTGCGCCCGGGTGATGCGCTCGGGCTCGCCGTTGTTGCGGCGGCGGTCCTGCGCCTCGGCGGCGGCGACCAGCTCGCGCCCGGCCTCGTCGCTGCCCCAGTGCCCCCAATCCTCGCTGTCCTGCCCCCACGTGTCGGGGTCGGGCAGCGGGCCGAGGATGTCGTCGATGGCCTGCCGGTCGGCGAGGACGTCGGCGACCGGGTCGGCGGTGTGCGCAGCAGCGGGAAGCGGCGTCGGCGGATACCGGCGGTCGATCTCGGCGGCCAGGCGCACACAGTCGCCGGGGTCGGCGTGCTGCATCGCCCACACGATCGTGTCGTCGTCGACGCCGGTCAGGTCGTCGGCGAGGCGCCCGCCGGGGAACACCTCGTCGTGCCGTGCCTCGTCGGCGCGCCGGGCGAGGTCGGCCTCGGTCGGGAGCGGCGCGGGGCGGCCCGCGGCGGGGATCTGCTCGCGCTCCCGCTTGCGCCGTAGCTGCTTGTCGTCGGTCAGCTCGCGGATGCGCTTCTGGTACTCGCGCACCTTGGCGTTGGCCTGTCGGCGCGCCTCGTCGGTCATCGCGGCAGCCGCACGCCGCTTGTACGCGCGGACTTGCCGCTCGTAGTAGCGCTGCGTCTGCGTGTCCTCGTAGGTGGCGCCGCCGGGGTGCGGTGGCGACTGCGGGCGCTGAGTGACGCCGGGCAGGTATACCGACAGGTTGTGGCGGCAGTTCGGGTGGAACAGACCGGCGTCGCGCGCCTCGGGCAGGCTGCCCGCGACGTGCACGGGCACCACACGGCCGTCCTGTGTGGCGTGCTCCAGCCTCAGCGTGTGCGGCCCAGACTGGCCGTTGATCGCGAGGATTTCGCCTTCCCACGGGGCGCACAGCGGGCACCGCAGGGGGGCGTCGGAGACGATGACGAGCTGTTCGCCGAGCGCGGTGAGGGCGTCGACGTGCCCCTCGATCGCGGCCCGCCCAGTTGAGGAACGGACGGCCATCTCGGCATAGGCGGACATCGACCAGCGGCGGCCCGCCCGGTCGGTGAAGCTGCTGATGCCGCGGGTGGCGAACTGGTCGAGCGCCCGCTGTGACGCCTGCCTGCGCGTCAGGGCGCCCAGCAGCGGGTTAGCGGACACGCGGGCCACAACAGACCGGTAGATGTCCAGCGGGGCCCGCAGGATGCGCCGGTGTACGGGCTGCTGTTCGTCGACGGCGGCCCGCGCGAGGCGGTCCGCGGCGGCGGCGTTCGGCAGGTGGTTGAGGACGAACTCTCGGCGGCCCTCGTCGAGGGCGCCCAGCTCGGCGACAGCGGACTGCCCGCCGCGCCGGTACGCCTCGGCGACCGCCCGCCCGATCGCGCCGTCAGCATCGCGCTGTAGGGCGTCGGCGACCTGCTGCACGGCGTGCCGGACGTCGCCGATCGCAGCGAGTTTCAGCTCGGCCCAGCGGGGCGACTCGATGCCCTCGGCGAGCGCGTGCGCGAGGATGCCCAAGAGCGTCTGCTCGGCGTCCTCGTAGATCGTCGCGACCGCGCGGGCGAGGTCTTCACCATCGGCCGGGGAGGTGGGCACGGCGGCTCACCCCCCGATGTTCAGGCCGTTCCCGCCGGGGCCGATCGCTGCCGGGTCGGCGACAGGGCCGAGGTCGTGCTCGCCGGTGATCCGGTCCACCTCGGCCGTGACCTCATCGTCGTCCCACTCGGGGTTGACCATGCGCACGAGGGTGTCGGTGCTGGCGGCCTGCGCGGTGCGCAGCAGGCTCGCCGTGGTGGCGGTCGTCTGCGGGTCTTCGGTGAGCCCGTCGGACAGTTCAACGTCGATGTCGTCGCCCGATACCGCAGTGCCGTACACGGCCTTGTCGATGGCGAGCAGCGCCTCGATGTGGTCGACGAGCCCGGGGCGCCAGTACAGGCCCTTAGCGGCCTTCGTGGTGAACGACTGCCGGTTGCGGGCGACGACCTCGGTCGCAGTGACAGCCACGTCGCCCTGCGCACCGAACGACTGCGCCGAGTAGCCCGCGGACCGGACGATCTGCTCGACGAGATCCTGCGCGGTATCGCGGTGCTGCTCGACGCGGATCTCGAACTGAACGATGTCGAGCTTCCCGGCATCGCCGGGCCGCTGCATCATGTTCATGCCGGTGTAGATCTCCCGCTCGGCGTCGAACGATGCACCCTTGCCGGGGCCGTTGCTGGTCAGCATCGACTGAGGGACGATGACACGACCGCGGCCGTTGCGGATGTCGCGCATCCACGATGAGTAGGTCTCGTCGAGGGAGTCCATAAGCGGCTCAACACCGGCGAAGTCGCTGCGACCGAGCCGGGCGGCGGTAGGGATGTTGCGCCATAGCCGGTTGGGGCGGATGTTCGGGATGTACGTCGCGGTGAGCTGCGTGATTCCCGTGGGGATCGCGCCCGCGTCGTTGACCAGCGCGGCGAGAGGCGCCGTCACCGGGCTGTCCTCCAACGGCACCGGGACGCCGAGCTTCTTCCGGTCACCCTTGTAGAGGCCGTGCAGGATGAACCCGGGTTCGTGCTTCTCCAGGTGCCGCCACACGCTGTTGCCGTCGACGCCGACGACACGCCAGAACGTCACTGCGGCCAGGCGGCCCCACTGCCACTCGGGTACCGCCATGTCGGCCGCTACAGCGTCCGTCCACGGGGCGTCGTAGAGGGCCCGGTCCCAGCACACCCGCAGGTACGTGCCGCCGATCGCGGCGGCCTGCTCGGCGGACTCCAGGATCGTGGCGTGCATGCCGTCGTCGACAAGCTCATCGAGGCGGGCCTGCGTCGGCTTGTCGCCGGACCGCAGCTTGGGCGGCTCGCTGAACAACAGACTCGCCGAGGTGCGGGCGATGTCGCTCGCGAGCGGCACATGCAGCTTGGTCCGCTGCTCACCGGGCGTGACGGGCTTGCCCCAGAACCAGCGGACGAACGCGGTCGCCACGCGGGAGGCGATGCCGCCGCGCTGCGAGGCGAAGAACCCTGTCTGTCCGGGGTCCATGCCGAGTTGCCCGCCGTACACACCGGCGAGGGTGTCGGGGTCGCCGGTGTACCAGGCATCCCACTGGGCCATGCGGTCGGTGACCGGCGCAAGCTCCTGCGGCGGCCACGGGATGTTACTCGGCGGCAGCGGCATTGGTGGTCACCTCCTGTGTGGCTTCGAGGGCGTCGGCGGTGGTGCGCAGCAGCGCGATGAGGTCAGGCACGGACGGCGGTGTGGGCACGGGGCTGGTGGGCGTCGGGTCGCCGACGATCTCGGCGGCGGTCACCTGCTCGGTTCGGGGCATCAGGCGGCCACCTCCAGCGCGGTCGGGATGGCGGGGCGCCACAGGGTCTCGGTGGTGCGCACCCCGTACCGCAGGGCGTCGCACGAGTGGTCGTTGGCCTTCACCGGCTTGTCCTCGCCGAGGAGGGCGGCTTTGTCGTCCCACGAGTAGCCGGGCAGCTCGTCGATGAGACCGGTTGCGCTGGCGTGCACGCGCAGCCGGTCGGCGGCGAACAGGCTGGCCACCGTGCGGATGCCATCGAGCACCGCGTTTTCGGCCTGGATGA